TTGCCGTTGTTTTTGATGTGTTAGAGTGTCCTAAAAACATATTTATTCCTCCCATAACAGGTCCCGGTAATCCACAGGCTTCCATAAACGCATCTCCACAATTATAAAAACTCTCAGGTTTATATTTTGTTTTGGTTGAGAATTTATCTTTAATGCTATCTAATGATATGACTTTCTTTTTAATTGCCATTCTCTTCTTCTTTTTGTTCGTTTAATAATTTTAACATGTCTTCAGTTACTTCAAACTTCTCATCTCTTTTTACGTTGTATTTATAAACCGTTGTCAACATATCTAATTTGTCTTTGGCGTTTGTCATTTTTTCAACAAACTTATCCATCTCCTCCAAGTGTTGTGGGTGTTCCCCAATACCAACAGAGTTATTGAAATAAATTAGGAGTGTTGCCTCGGCTTCAGCCATCTCTGACCTATATCTCAAGGTCAGAGCTTCATACATTTTTTCTGATATCTTATTCATAATCTATAAATTAAAAAGGTAATTCTTCAGATGGTTCATCATTTGCTTGTGGATCAACAATTGGTGTTTCTGTTTTAGATTCGGTCCCCCCTCCAAGTGAAATCTCAGCTTCTTCTCCGTAAACATATTTTTTAAGTTCAGAACTCCACATTGGTGTTTCTCCGACCGCAACTGCTTCTAAATACTCAACAGGTTTTTTAGAGTAAACATCTTTCCAAGTAAGTTCATCTACCAACCATCCGTCCATGATTTCTTTATCTGTGTGTACAGGTGCTGGATCATCATACATAATAGTTTGAACAACTGTATATTCTTTTCCTTGTGGTGTTTTTGCTTTGATTAATTCAATAATCAAATCACGTCCTTTTTCAGAATCAGTTAAATCACCTTTCGCTTTCCAAATAGGTAAGATTTTATCTAATACACCTTCTTGTTTGTAGTTGTGTTTGAATCTCCAAAACTTAACTCCGTCTTGTTCGTTATCTCTATCAATAACTTTTACGATGTAAAATAAACGTGAACGGTATTGAGAAGCTAAATCTTTATCTTCTTTTTTCCCTGTAGCGATAAGTTCATTATAAACTTCCGTTAGTGGTGATCTTTCGTTGTCGTTTTTTTCAGGGTCATACAACTTAACCCATTGTCCATTAACTTGAATTTCGTGATACCAAACTTCTACGAATGGTGAAGAACCATCTTTTGTAGGTAGGATACGAATTCTTCGTTGTGCTGATTTTTCATTCTTTTGAAGGACCGCAGAAAAGTATCTTTTCATTCTGTCTTCTTGTGAAATGTTTTGTTTTTGTGAACTCGGTGTTGAGTTCTTTTCGTACTGTGCAAGTACTGCGTCAATTGAATTTGCCATAGATTTTGTTTTTAATTTTTAACTCTTTTATCTACAACAATTATAAGTGATTTTTAATAAATGTCAAATAAAAAAGGTTCGGATAACCGAACCTTAATTTTTATAAAAGACCTTTAAACTTTCTACGATAATTTTCATTCATATTATCTTCATCATCATATATATTAAAAGTTTTTTTAATTTCTCCTGGTGAAAAGTTTTCAACCTCGTCTGATGTTAAGACATATTCGTTTTTACCTGTTTTTTCCATATCAACTTTTTTATCATCAAAAAAATCTGTAAGTTTTTGATTATAAGGATAGGAATCTAAAGACCTTAACATTAGTTTTTCTTCAGGTGTTTTATCACGATATCTATCAAATTTATTTTCTAAATTTTCTATTTTATTTAAAATTTGATCCATGCTTTGTATTTTAGATTGTAAGTCATCTAACTTAGAAATAATGTCATCCATAAACCCGTCTTGTTTATCTTTAATTTCTTGTTGGGTGGTTACTAAATCTGTAATATCAATTTCTTCTGACTCTGTATCTTCTCCTTCAGTACCTTCTGCTTCAACACCTACTTCTTCTACGTCAGGATCACTTGCAACGTCTACAGGTTCAGGTATTTCCGTTCCTGCTGTTGGTGTCCCCGCTGGGTCTCCACCAGGAGCTGGTGCCCCTGCATCTGCCGGTGGTGGTAAATCACCAATAGGTCCTTCTTCTCCACCTGGAGGTGCCGCAGGATCTGCAGCAGGATCTAAAGGTGGTTCTTGTTCATTAATAATATATTTATTTATATTTTTAATTCTTTGTATTTCTTGTAAAATCTTTTTATCTACACTCATTTTAATATTTTTAACCGTTCAATAATGTTTTTACACCTGTAGGTGTTTCTACCCTTAATGTTCTATTTGTTTTTAAAGTGTTATCAACTCTTTCTATTAAACCATCTTTCATTCTAATGGTGTAACAGTCTCCAGTGTCTAAATCACAAACTTGTTTGTGGTTTAAGTCTATTTGTTTCTCAGATATTCTAGTATCTTTTTTCAAATAGTCGTCTAATAAATTTTTAATATTACTCATAGTTTTTTTATTATAAATATATCATTATTTTAAAATTTATCATTACATATGGATGCAAGGGCAATTAAGTTAGTTACGTATTTTACAGTAACTTCTCCTGATGTTACTTTTTGTATATAAAAATCAAATATATCTTGTGCTGTTCTTGTTCCTGTAAATAAATATTTACTATCATATGAAAACAAAAGTATTGAGGTTGACAACGAATATGCGTCTCTGTCACTTAAAGATGGGTTAGCGGTTTTAGCAATATTTTTTATACCTTCAATTAATGGTGCGGTAGCACCTAAAATACCATTTATTGTTTCCAAACCTCCATCAATATCATCAAAACTAAATAAAGGTACCGCCCCTTCAGGAAAACTTACACATGTTAATTTTGAAAGAGCGGTGTTAGTTGCATAAATATTATTAGCAGAAAGAAGAAATATATTATTATTAATACATGAAATAATACCATCATTAGTTAATGTTGTTGCTTCTAAAGCATTTATTGGTTTATTATCAAATAAGTTAGTAGGCCTAGACATTGCTAACAATAATATTAATCCATCGACGTATTTTTCAGGTTGTTTATTTTTAATCTTTAAAATTAATTCACCTATTGATGTTGTGGTTACTTTATTATTTACATAAGGTAATGTTTTATACGCATTATTAAGTAATTTATTACATTCGTCTTCAGGTGATGTTTTTGGTTCGTTACTTTGTCTTGATGGGTCTAAAATTGTTTCAACGTCCGCCTGATATCTATTTTCATTATTTTCCTTTAAAATTTGACTCTTATATTTTTCTAAATAGTTTTTCTTTATAAATGTAGATATACTGTCAACATCAGGTAACGCATATTTTGGTATTCTAACACCACTAAATTTTGTTTCAAAAGTTGTTTCGTTTATTGTGTGATTAACCTCCAAAATTTGATATGGTCCATAAAAAAGTGGGATGTGTCTTAAATTAAAATACATTAAAGGTTGTATCATCACATTACCCATTCCTGAAACATCAATATTATAACTCAATGACTTATAATATGAGTACATTGATTGTGTTTCTTGTGCAACCTTATCACCACTTGAACCTCCGGCAAGCCTTTCATTTACCTTAAATGTGACTGCGGTTTGTTTACCTCCACCCATAGCAACATTAAACTTTTTAAACATATTTTGGTTTCTTATACCAAAATCAACATTAAACCCAACAATTTTATTTGTTTTATAAAAATTAGTTTCGGGTGTTTGTGGTATTCTAACCGGACAATCTGCTTGGTTTCTTATATCAAAGGAATCGTCCCCATAAACAACATTTCTATTATCATTTAGTGCCGGATGTTCTGAAGTTTTACCAACATATAAGAATATAAATTTTTGTCTTGAGTCCAAGTAATTAACATTTCTAAATGTACCAAAAAGACTGTTTGGTATATCAATGTCTATTGGTTTATCATAATTTTCGGCATCTAAAACCCCATTAAAATTTATAAATGATGGTGTTGCATAAAATAAAGTTGTTCTGTCTTCATTTAAAATATGTCCAATCAAATCGGATATGGTCATATTTTTTTCCATTTTTAAATATTTAATTACATCCTCAATGAAAAATTGTAATTGATCTCCGATATCAGCATTAGCGGTATTCATAAAAAGAAAATCTTCAAATAAAGTTCTAGTTAATAAATCACTACCTGCAACCCATCTGTTGTTAAAAGTTTGTAACTGAACATACGTCGATAATTTATTTATGTCTCCTTTTACATTTCCTTGATTAGTGTTTGTTTGTAAACTAACACCCGGTATTTTATCATTTAAGTATTGAAATACCTGATTTGTAAGGTTTTTTTGTGTATCTAAATTTTCTTGTAAAAGGTTATTAATATACGAAATAAAGTTTGTTTTGTTATAAGTATTACCATTAGAAATCGCATAAAATTTTTGTAATGAATATCTTTTTATTAATTCCTCACATGTTTCTACATTTTCTTTTGTAAATTCAATATTCATATCTATAAAAAAGTCTGTAATAGTACTACCTGTATTACTATATGAAATATAAACATTATTAAAATTACCATTATAATTATGTAATTGTAAAGACTTCCAAGCATCTACGTTTTTTTGACTCAAAGTTTTACTTGTTAAAAGTGCGTTTGGTCCTGTTAAAATACCATCACCAGGTAACGTACCTGGCACATATGGGTCAAATGTTATAGGTAATAAATTTTTTAATTCAGGTATAGTTGTTAAACTTGTAAATAATTTTCTGTTAAAATTTAATGGATTACCATTTTTAAAAATGATAGGATTTTCTATTAAAAATTCTTTAAAGGTATTTGCGTTATTTTTTTTCTGTGTGGTTGCCAAACTTAATCCATCGTTATTTTCTTGTGTTTTTGTTAGTGGTGATGAGGCATCATTCACTGAAAAGATGGATAACATCTGATCAAATAATTTTCTATTTTTTAAAGATGTTATACCTCCTGAAGAAAAATAAGTCGGGTCTTGTATGTCATCATCTAAAATTAAAACGTCTTTAGGTTCTGGTTTTTTCTTACAGAACCCTAAAAATAATTCTTCAAATTTATCTAATATTTCTTTTCTAAATGGATCAAAATAATAAGATATATTATTACCATCAAAAAAATCTTGATTTGGACTAAGAAAAATGTTTTGGTTTATTATGTTTGAAGTTTTTGGAAAAAATCCATAATTTGGTTGTCCCCATAATGTTCTAACAGAACCATTAAACAATTCCTTACTACTTAAAATTTCATAAGTTAATTTATCATTTTTAAAAAATTCAAATTTTGCTTGGTTTAATGGTAAACCTCCATTTGAGGGTATTAAAATATGAATTTTGTTTTGTGCGTCTATATTTGCATCTTTATTAAACGTTAGATATGAAAAATATGGATTTAAAATAACACTTCTTTTTGGGTTGTTAACATCCCCACCAAAAGGCATAAAATATGAGGCATCTTTATTTACACCTATACTCAAAGTTCCCGCGGTATAAGCATTTGTAAACTCAGTTTCAGTATACCCCGTAAATAAATCTTTACCGGTAAAATAATAATGAATGTCCGAAATAAGTTTTGGATAAAATCCTGTGTTAATCACATCAACAAATTTTGTATTATCATTTGCATCGATTTTTTTATATTGACAAATAAAATCTTGTGACCCTCCAGTATAGTTTTTTATTTTATAAATTTTTTCTAAATTTTGCGATAATGGATCATAATTTTTTGTGAAATCAAAATCATTAATAACGCCATCTAAAATATCTTCTCCTGTCTCTATGTATTTTTTATATCTATGATAAAATGATCCTATTTGTAAAATTTGTGAGTATTCATATTCATCTAATTTAGATATAATATTATCGGAAAATAAAATATCAGTATCGTTAAAATCTTTGTCGTAAGTATAAGAATATGTTAAAGGAGTATCATATGAATTTAAGTAGATATATCCTAACGCAACATAAGCGGTTGTAGTGTTTCCTGATTTTTCTAATTCAACTCCTTTCTGTAACGCATTTACAAAATATGGTGTATTAATATTACTGTTAATTTGTGAACTTGAAACATTTCCTGAATAATTTGGTATATCTCTATAGTTTTTTTCTGTAAAATTTAAATTTTCTATTCCTTTTGAAAGATAATCTTTAAGTTCTATTAAATTATTTATTGGGTTATTTGTTGTTGGGTTTACTAAAATATTTTTTTTACTGTTATTTACTATATATTCTAATTTAGAATATGGTAAAATATTTGTATAATAATCATTTTTTTTAAGTCTTGCTAAAACTTTAATGTCATCTAAAAATGTTAGTGTCTTTTCATCTATTATTGATAAGTCTTGAATATCATTTTTAGCATAATCAAGTACTTTTTCTTCTTCAACGTACTGTTTAAATTTTGGAGCTAAGGGATCGTTATTTTCTAAAGCCAAGGTATACCCATCAATACTTTTTTTACTATATAGTCCAAAACTATTTTCTGTTAAATTTTGTAAATAAGGAGTATTAAATATTCCTCTTTCTAAATTTAACCAATGATCTGATGTACCATTATTTGCTAATGTTTTTAAATAATTGTAAGAATTTTCATAATTAAATTTTGTATTTTTTAATTTTTCTTGTACCGTAAAATTTTCAGTGATAGCATTTATTATGTTCTGCGCTTCTAAATGTGAGATAAAAGTATCCGCTTGTAGTTTTTGTGGTTCAAAATCTTTTGCTAATATATTACTATAATTTGACAAGACGTATAGTCTTTCATATAACTCATAAAACACGCTAAGTTCTGTTGTGGTATTATAAGGTTTGTTATTGAATGGAAATTCAAGAGCATTAACTGTTGTAAAATTTTGTAAATTTTGTAAATTTTGATATACGTTTTGTTGTGTTGAGCTAGCCTTTCTTACTGAAGCATCTA